CCTGTCGACTGTATATAGTTCTTGTAGTTCTCAAGAACCTTCATCAATACAATGAGGTTAGTATTGATGTCCAGCGTTGGATCGATATGCACATTGTAATTATCCACAGTAGAGATAAAGTAAACAATGTCAGCAGAACTGACGCTGTGATTATCTCTATGAGAAGGGAGAATGCATGTTTCGGCTGTCGTTTTGACATATTCGTAACCTACAAATCCCCATCCACCAAAGACGCTTACTGCCATTTTGCGAGTACGCTCTCATAGTATTCCCAAACCTTCGCACCGTAATGCGGTGGGCAACCAACAAAGAATACATTGCTCAATGCAAGGTTGGCGTTTGGATACTTCGACGCATCGTCAAGATGCTTGTAGCCAGGATGCAACAGAATATTACCAGCAAAGTAATTGCGAGTCTGAATGCGATTGGCTTCGAAGAATGCTTGCAACTTCTCTTTCTTTTCAGCAGTGTCTGTAATGATCGGAACACCGAACCAACTTGGGTCTGCCTTTTCAAGATTTGCGGCAACGCGAATACCAGGAACATACTGCTCAAGAAGTTTTGCGATCTTATTGAAGTTCCAACGACGCTTGATATCAATCTCATCTATTTTCTTGAGTTGTTCTCGTCCGATCGCCCCCTGTAGGTCCAGAGGTTTAAGGTTGTATCCCATATTTGAGAATAGGTACTTGTGGTCGATGATTCCGTTGTATCCTTCGAGCCATTTGTCAAATCGATTCCCGCAAGTGCCACAAGCAAGCAAATTAGCAGCCCCGACGCAGCGGCAATCGCGACCCCACCAAGATATAGAACGAGCAGTGTCAATAAGTTCTTTGTCATTCGAGCAAACCATCCCACCTTCGCCAGTTGAAATGTGATGCGCTGGATAGAAGGAAGTAGTCCAGGCATAGTAGTAATCAGTCAAAAGTTTTCCACCCCAGCGAGTGCCGAGTGAGTCACAATTGTCGCCGATGAGTCGAATGCCATGATTCTCACACATTCTTTGAATGCGATCCATATCTGGCGGATTACCAAGAACAGGTGATACAAAAATCGCAACCGTGTTCTGATTGATCATCAACTCAACTTGATCTAGATCAAAGTTGAGCGTGTTCATTTCAATATCAACAAACACTGGCTTTAGATTATTTTGAACGAGCGGAGCAATCGTAGTCGGAAAACCAACAGGTGATACGATAACTTCTGCACCATCCTTCCAACCAAGATGTTTCTTCAGCGCAGCAACCATTGTAAGATTGGCTGATGAACCAGAGTTGACCATATGGCAATGACCAACATTAAACTTGCGACCAAACTCCCACTGAAACTTCGCAACTTGCTCGCCAGAGACCAGCCACTTGCCTGTGAGGAATGCACTGACTCCTGCGATGATTTCTTTTTCATCCCAGTAAGGACCAGAATAAAACACAGTATCCTTTTCTGGATTGAACTCTTTGCAATTATAAGCATACTTCGGAGTGCCGACGGCAGCAACGAGTTCTTCGATCATCTTGTTCACATCAGTCATAAAATCTCCTTGGGCTCATATCTTTATTATATCGCAACTATTTAAATTGGGCAACTCTTGTTATTCTTCGTCGTATATAAATTTTTTCTGGTAATAATAGAGAGAAGGAGAATTTACTGCATATTTTCTCCATTTTTGTTTTCTTTCCTCGAACATTTTAATTCGATCTTCAATATTTTTATAGTGTTTAGTTGATTTTGTAATAAATTCATGGACTTCTTCATGCTTAAAAAATGGAATCTTATTGTAATAGAACCAGTGCATTCCTACTGAAATCCAGTTCAGTCCACCACTTATATCTTCCATTTTATATTTTGTTAATCTCGAAGCAGCATGATGTTTGTATGCATTTGATTTTACTGGTGTTGTGTCATAAACCTTTCTATTAAAGTTTGCTTTCCAGTATTCAGTGTCATTCCGAATGCTTAATGTGTAATGCATTGATACAAAACTAGCAAAACCAGCCCAATGAGAAAAGATTTCATCATTATAGCCATCTATATCATATTGATTTATTGCAGGTCTTTGTAGGAGGATTAATAGTCTGTATAAGAATTCATGAACTGAAAATAATCCATTAGATTCTAGTGGCTCAATGAACCCTGCTGAAAGACCAATGGCAACAACATTTTTAACAAATGAATTCTTATATGCTCCAACTCTCATTGGCACATCTCTAAAATTCAGCGACTCAACTTCATCCCGAGTTCTTGGGATGACCATTTTATCACCCATTAGATGCTGCTTGAATTCTTCTTTAGCAATTTCTGGATCAACAAATTTGTCACTATAGACATATCCAGTGCCCAATCTAGTCCAAGTTGGAGTATTCCAAACCCATCCATTTTCAATGGCTGTACAGTTTGTGAACCCTTCCAATTCTCTGACTTTATCTTTATATGGAACCTGACAAGCCCATGCACGATTATTCGGAAGAACATGTTCATATGAAGTGAACTCTTCCTTCATTGCTTGTCCAATTAAAAGACTTCTGAACCCCGTACAATCAACGAATAGATTTGCTGTAATTTCATCGCCCGTATTTAAAACTAATTTTTCAATTCCAACATCATCATTTGTCTTAATATCAGAGACAGTTGCCTGGATATGTTTAACACCTCTTGGTTTACAATAATTATCTCGTAACCAAATAGCAAATTTTATTGCATCAAAGTGGTATGCGACATCTGTATCTGGATTAAAATTATCAAACTCGTTGAATTTATTCAACGAGAACTTTCCCGTTTCAAATAATGCAGCAGCAGGAAAATAGCAATGTACAAAATCGCGAATTGGTGTTTCTGGATACATGGCTTTTTTCAAAAGCCAATCTTGCATCCCATCGATGGTATCTTTAGTGAAAGGTTTGCCAAATGGATAGTGGAATGCACCATCATTTTTCTCATAAAAATCTGTGAATTGGATACTCATCTTGAAACTTGCATCACAGTGGCGCATAAAATCTTTGTTATCAATTTGAAGAAAGTGACAGAAATGTCTAAACTGACCTAATGTACTCTCGCCAACACCAACAGTTGGAATGCTGGGGCTTTCAATTACAGTGATGTCTTTATTTGGATATGCTCTGATGATTGCAGCTGCAGTCATCCAACCTGCGCTTCCACCACCGACGATGACAATTTTATCTACTGGCTTGATCATTTGTTCATATACTCATTCTGTTGCAGAATTTTCTTGAGGTATTTACCATAGTCTGATTTCTTATATTTTTCAGCGGCTTCTTCAACTTGCGCTTGGGTGATCCAAGCATTCTTAAATGCGATTTCCTCTGGACACGCAACCATCATACCTGTACGACGCTGAATTGATCCAACGAATACAGATGCCTCTGAAAGCGACTCAAACGTCCCTGTATCAATCCAAGCAATACCGCGATTTAGATACTCAACCTTACAATCATGACTCTTGAGATACAAGTTATTGATATCTGTAATCTCTAACTCACCTCTTGCAGAAGGTTCGATCTGATAACTATATTTTACCACATCATTGTTATAAAAGTAAAGCCCAGTGACTGCATAATTGGTTGGAGGATTTGCTGGCTTCTCAAGAATTGCTTTTGGTTCACCTTTCTCATCTAGTTCAATTACACCAAATCTTTCTGGGTCTGAAACATGATAGGCAAACAGAGTACAACCAGAATTATTCCAAGTTGCAGCATTGAAACGATTGATGAGTTCATTACCGTAGAAGATATTGTCACCAAGAATCAGCGTAACATCATCACCACCGATCCAATCAGCAGCAATACGAAAGCACTCAGCAATTCCTTTTGGCTCTGGCTGAATTGCATATGATATATTGATTCCCCATTGCGAGCCATCTTTACACAAACGGCGAAATGCTTCTGCGTCGTTTGGTGAGTTGATGATCATAATGTCGCGAATGCCAGCAAGCATCAGCGTCGACAATGGATAATAAACAAGCGGCTTGTCGTAGACAGGGAGCAGTTGCTTTGATGTCACTTCAGTGCATGGGTATAGACGAGTGCCCATTCCACCCGATAGAATAATTCCCTTTCTCATAGATACCACTCCAAAGTTTTCTTCAAGCCTTCTTCAATAGAAGTCTTTGGTGTCCAGCCAAGTTCTTTTGTAAGTTTACTTGAATTCATTGAATAACGCAAATCATGACCTTTTCGATCTTCTACAAAATTGATACCGAAGCTCTTTACTTCTGAGAGTTTAATAATCATCTCAACCATCTGTAAATTGCTGCATTCGTATCCGCCACCAATATTATATCGCGAACCTGCTTCTGCTTTATCACCAATCAGAATCAATGCATCGCAATGATCGTCAACATACAACCAATCGCGGACATTCTTGCCTTCCCCATAAACAGGAACTGCCCTTCCGTTCTTTAGGTGACGAATGATTGTAGGAATGAACTTTTCTGGATGCTGGCGAGGACCGTAGTTGTTTGAACAGTTTGTAACTATTGCATCGATCTTATGTGTGTTTATATATGCACGAACTAGGTGGTCGCTGGCTGCTTTGGTAGCAGAATATGGATTGCGTGGATTGTATGGTGTTGTTTCGGTGAAATGATCATCACCATCTAGCGACAAACTTCCATAGACTTCATCAGTTGAAACATGAATCAGTCTGCCACCAAACTTGCGAATGCACTTGAGGATTACATGAGTGCCAAGAATATTGGTCTGGACAAACTCATCATCGCCATTGATAGAATTATCAACATGAGATTCAGCAGCAAAGTGAAAAGTCTTAGATGGCTGATATTCATTGTACAGCTGCTGCATTCTATTCAGATTGCAGATGTCAACACGCTCAAACCTTACGCGATAATCTTCGTAAAGCCCAAGAATATTATTTGTATTTGCTGCGTATGAATAGTTGTCGAGAATGACAACTGTATCTGCTGCATGCGCTTGAAGATATTTAAAAACAAAGTTTGAGCCGATGAATCCCAGCCCACCAGTCACGAATATAGTCATAAAATATTAACTCCAAGGATCTCCTGAAAACTTAACTGAACTTGCTAATTTTTCAGACTCAAATTTCACTCTCATTTTAAGGATTCTTTTTGACCCTGCCTTTACGCCAATTGAATCACTGCCAACCTTTTCTACTGTGATTCTTTGAGTATTGATTGCTGCTAATTTTTCGTTTTGCAGAGGGTTTTCAACATTTGCAGAATATGGAGGTTTCGCCCCCATACCAGTCACTTTTATATAGGGTGGGTAAAGTACGCCAGCATCCAACCAGTCCGTTAAAATATATTTTTTTAGATCGGCTGAACTCATCGAAGATAATTTTTTATACATCTTATCTCTGATATCTGACAATACTTTAGAACCCAAAGCAACTGTTGCGTTTTGGATTTTTGCATTAGAGCGAATCTTTAGTTTTCTTGCTGAAGACGAAGTTGGTAACTTAAATGTCTTGACAATATGCTCGACTGCAGCATCATTAATTGATGACAATTCAATCTTTAAATTCTTCTCAACTGTACCAATTCCAGGATTCTTAAACCCAATGTCTCCAGTACCTTTGGTTGATTTTGCTGAGATTCCTAGAAATCCATTAGATGGTCCTTTTGTAAATTTTAAAAGAATATCTGTTGGGTTTTTTCTAGAATCTATTTGAATCTTGTTGGTTGGATCGACTGCTTCTTGCAGAGAACCTGGTCTTGCAGTCCAATAAACTTTAGGGTTGCCACTATACCCTTTTGATTTCGCCCATTTCAATGCTTCTGCTGCCATAACTTCTGCTCTTTTTATTTGAGCATTATACTCATCTGCAGAAACCTTTTTTCTTTTAGAATCAAATTGCAGTTTGGCTTCTCGGTCGAACCAAGACTTGCTTATGGTATATCCAACATAAATCTCATTGATGTCAGCAAGATCTGTATTCTTAGACATTATTCTTATAAACCTTTTTTAGAAATATTTTCCAGACTTTTGGATCAGTCTCTCGAAAGTATTTCCGATACATATAAATTGATTCAGACTCGCGCCAAGTAATCTTGTGTGCTTGTCGTAGTTTATTTATATCGAAGTTTTCCGCTTGAGTTTCATAAGCATAGGCATCGATCTCATCGAATCGACCATAATAACTCATGGCAAGTTTATGTTTTTTAGACTTGGGTTTGTATTGCTTTAGAAAAGCATATCCGCGACCCTTCTGCTGATGTTTGTGGCGATATTCATGATGAATCACTTTACCAATGCGCATCACAAGCAGTTCGGCTTCTTTTTCTGAAATAAAGACCTTTCCCTTTTTGCCAGGGAATGAAAGAATAATCTGAACTTGCTCTTTGAGAAATGAAAAGATTCGAGGATTATATTGTCCTGAAATAATGACCGAGTGATTTTTGTAATGCTTTTGCTCGTATCGACTCGAAGTAAACTTGACAATAGATTTGGCAAACGCTGCGTTGAGTCCACGAATGATAGAAGGAACAGACTTCTCACCCACCCAAGTAGGTTGAAGTTTTTTCAGTTTCGCTTCTATCTTTCCAAGTTTCATTACACCTTCAGATTCTTGAACTTATCAGTGCTATTGCTTCGACCGCGATCAAAGACTGGCTTTGACTCGGCTTCCTTCATGACTGCATCTTGGGCTTTTTGCTCAAGATCGTAAAGTTTCATCTTGGCTCGATCAACGCCAATCGTAAATCGTTTGTTTTGATTTGGGTCATTATAACGGTTCTTCAACTGCTTCACAAGCAACTGATTCAGCTGCTGGAGTTCTTCAGTGCTCACCAACGCAAACATGAAGTCGGCAGTCGCAGGTAGACCAAACGATTCAGAAGTATCTTCCAACCCTGGATCAGAGTTACTAAAACCAGAGCGAGTGGTTTGCGTGGCTGAAACAATCGGCACATTGTTCTCCACCGCCAAACCGCGAAGTTCTTCAGCGATCGCTTTGATGTAAGTATAACTGTTCACATTTGCACCTGCCTTGATTCTCGCAGAAGCACAAATATTTAGATAGTCAATGAAGATAATATCTGGCTTGAAGTTTTTCTTCAAAGCAAGATCATTGATCAGTGCACGGAAGTGAGCAGGATTCGCTGATGCGGTCGGATACTCTTTGATGATCAACTTGCCCTTGACCGAACTCTTGAGTTTCTCCATACGACGCTCATACATATCCTTCGGCATGTTCATGAGATCATCAAGAGAGACATTCAAAAGATTCGCGTCAATACGCTCGGCGATCTTTTCCTCAGCCATTTCAAGAGTAATGTAGAGGACATTATAGTTTTGCGTCAGGCAAGAAGCAGCCACGTGACACATAAACAAAGACTTACCAACACCAGTGCCAGCGAGCGCGATATTAAGAGTCTTTTGCGGTAGACCGCCCTTGGTAATCTTGTTGAAGTATTCGAGATCGAATGGGATTCTTTTTTCCACACGATGGTAGAAATCATATCGGTCAGCGAAGCTGTCAACATAGTCATGACCAATATGGGGATCGAAACTAACGCCCAAAGCATCAGACAACAGATTAGGAATACTTCCCTTACCGCGATTAGGGTCTTTTCCATCCAAGATCTGTATGGAATCCATGATGGCATTATAAACAGCCTTCTCCTGACAGAATTTCTCAGTTGTGTCAAGTAGCCACTGAAGTTTTTGTTCTGATCCATCAGACGCAATCTCCGTTAGAAGTTCAAGTGACTTATTTAACTCACCTTCTGTGAGTTTGGTAGATTCCTTGAGACTAATCTCAAGAGCGGCTTTTGGTGGGAGACTATTGTACTGTAGGATGAACTTTTTGATTTCTTCGAACAGCTTTTTTTCGTGGCTTTCGCTCAGGTACTCGCTCTTCAGAAACGGCAACGCTTTCCTCATGAACGGTTCGTTGCGCATCAGATTTGACAAGATCAGTGTTTCTGTTTTCATTTTGTTCCTTGGCGTGTTCAACTGAACTATAAATTATATTACGAAAGATGTCACTAGTAAAGTTTTTAAATCGCTTTGATTCAACATTACAAAGATTTGGATTTGCAATTACATTAAAGTCGTATGACATTTGTGTATCGCTAGACATATGAATATTTGAATACTCGGCAATGACACCAGGAAACTTTTTAAGAATCCTGATAGTCATTGCTTGTGTATTGCTCATGTCAAGCATGAACTCATAATGCACATTTACTTTAATGGTTTTCTTTGAATACCAAAATCGCACATTTGCAATCAAATCATCAAGCATCTTCTTCTCCAGCATCTGACATCAGAGTAGAAACTGCTGAACTGAATTGATAGTTTTCGCGAATCCATTCCTTGAATGTTGCATCAGCAAGAATGCTATCCCAGAACTCAGCACATTCAGTATCAGCCAAACGCCACTTCTTGCTTTCAATCTCACCAGTGTTGCGGTCAACCTTTGCATACCAACCGACATTTGGCTTGGCTACATGACCCGACTCCAGAGCCATGTCAAGAAGCCCACTATATCGGCTAATGCCACCATCAAAACGAACGGTAACAGGAATTTTCGCTTTTTCACGGACATAACGAGATTTCTCAACATTGATAATAAAGTTGTAACCGATCAGATCTTGACCATCCTTTTCTTGCTGACGACCAAGGATGTAAATGTTATCAGCAGAGTAATAAGAACCTGTGCCGCCGCCAACAATATCCTTGGGATACAGACCTATTTCTTTGTAGGTATGATTTACAACCACCATCGGAATGTCCTTCAGCGTAAGGTGTGGTGTCACCATACGGAACAGGGATTTGATTTGCTTTGCGCGACTCATGTCAGCGACAGACTTGCCATCCATTGCATCTTCGACTTCTTTCTTCGAAGCCAGATTACCAATCGAGTCAATTACGATCATCACACGCTCACCGCGCTCGATGTTGCTCAACTGTTGCATAATATCAAACTTCAACTGTTCAACATCGGTGATTGGAGTATGAACAACACGCTCCATATCAATACCGAAGGAAGTGAAATAATTTTGTGGAGTACCGAACTCAGAGTCATAGAAAAGAACGACTGACTCAGGATACTTTACTTGATATGCTTTTGCCATCAAGAGACTGAATGCAGTCTTGAAGTGCTTACTCGGACCAGCCCACATTGTAAGACCTGGAGTGAAACCACCATCCAGATCACCAGAGAACGCAACATTCACTACAGGAATGCTGGTTTGAATCATATCTTTAGCAGCAAAAAACTTGGACTTGGAAAGAATTGCCGTGTCTTTGATCGTGCTATTTTTCTTTAGTTTTTCGAGTAGACTCATTTTCATTCACCTTATCAGTATGAGAAATTCCAAAATCATCGCGCATCATGAAATTGTAGATGCTGCCCTTTATATCTTTAGTATATCCCAAGATGGACTTTTTAGCAACCTTTGTGCGCACTTTCTTTTTCTTGGGCTCACGAGTTGTGTATGAAATATTCGCCGCAATCAAAAGCAGAACAGCAAGTGGATCGAATACAAGAACAATTAGAATAATCACAAACCGAACTGCACTACCAAAATGATCTTTTGCGTCAGCACCATAAATCAATTCAGCGACATACTTCAGTGGACCAATTTCCGCTTCGGCTTTTAGATTTGTTCTTTGTAATGGTGCGAGTTCTTGTTTTATTTTTGCAAGTTTAGCCGACAGTTCCTCGATCGACTTCACTGAGGCAGCGCGGGAATTAGCCTGGCGCGTCATCATTCGATTTGCTTTATCTGCATCTGCACTTTCAGACACGACTTTATCAATCAGATCAAGTTGTTTTTGAGAATTCGCGAGTTGGATCCGAGTAGACTGCTCTTCCGCCTCTAGTCTTGCGATCTCAATTGAATTATCAGAAACTGCATTTGAGGTTTCCAAATGGACCTTGGAAAGATACCCAAAGGTTCCCAAAGAGGTGATAAACATAAGGATTAGAATTGCAAATATAAAATAGGTTTTGATGACCTTTGGAGCAATATCCCAGCTGCGATAGAGCCAAGAAGCAGCAACAAGTTTAGCAAATTCTAAACTGCCACCCATGAGCGTGATTGGTAGAACGGCTCCTGGAAAGATTGCCAGTAGACCGATGATTGAATAGTATGCGGCTGTTCCAGAGAGCAACAGACCAGCGAGTAGTGCTAACAGTGCCATGGTTTCTCTTG